TGATACAACACCAGATGTTGATGGAAAAAATGACGGTATGCCAACTGAAGGTGAAATGACAGAAAAATTTGAGTCTAAATCACAACAGAGATTATTTTGGGCTAAGTGTAATAACACTAAAAGTGAAAAAGCAAAGAAAAAATGGTGTAAGTGGGCTAAAGAATATTCAGACGATACAAACTTTAAGAAACTCCCTGAGAAGAAAAAAGAGAACAAATTAGAGGAGGGCTTGACAAAGTTGATTGAAAAGTATATACCTGAGTCAATATCAAAGAAAGAACTCATGAGTCTTATCGAATCGTCAACAAGAACCAAAGAGGCACCTACTAAGACGCCAACTAAAACACCTACTAAAAAACCTGGTAATCCTTTTAGAATTAAACCTCATCAAAAACCAAGTCCTAAAGCTGAACTTGATGAAGATAAAAAGAAAGTTGAAGACATTGAGGTATTCTATAATAAACCAATGAAGAATACAAATTTACCATTTAAAGGTAAATCAGAAGTTAAAGAGGGTGGTGCAGGAGCACCTGCAAAGGCACCTGTAAAAACACCAACAAAAACACCAAGTAAATCACCAGGTAAGAAAAATCCTTTTAAAATTGAGCCAGCACAAAAACCTGGTCCAAAAGCTAAAGGTCCAAAATGGTTAAGTTACAATTCATTTATAAAAGCAGGATTTAATTTAAAATAATGAAAAACAGAAATAGAATATTTGAAGCTCCAATTGACGAGCCAGAAGGTTTCAGAATGAACCCTGAACTGAAAAGAAGTATAGAAAGAGGTGATACACCTTACTCTGATAGCCCTTTTTTCCCAAAGAAAAAAGAAGGAGAAAGACAATCTTTTGAGGAAAAAGCAGCAACAAAAAGATTTGCAGATGTAATAAGTAAACTCGAAAGATATTTGGGAGAAAGAGTACCTAATAATCTTGGAGGACTTCAAATGTTATTAATGGGTCTTTTTAGAGACGTAAAACAATTTGAATCAGGCAAAGAAAGACAATTAGAGAACTTAGCGGTAGAGTTGGCGGAGAATGAACTTTTAGATGAAAAATATAGAGGTTTTATTAAATTCGATGCTAAATTTAAAAATTTAGGTGACGCACCTTCAGCTAATTTTCAGAATGAACCTGAAGAGTTTAGTTCGGAGGATATTGAATTAGCCTTTGAAGATAATGGCGAGGATTTAGATGAGTTTTTAGATGCGTTTGAAAACTTTGATTATAAAGTTGCCAAAAGAAGATTTTTTAACGCAATAACACAGGGTTTTGCTAAAAAAGGACATTTCATGTTTGAGTTAGTAAGAGATAGACTCGAAGAAATGGAACCAGGAATTACGGATAAGTATGGTGCCTTAATGGCTTTAAATGATTACTTGTATTGGATGTTACCACCTGAAATGATGGAAGCTATGGCTAGTTCACAACAGAATATTGTTAAAGCTAAAGGTGTAATTTTCCCTATAATTGTTCACGAATTGTTGAAAGGTTATATGGATATAATTTTAGCCCCTTCTTTACCTGAAGACCCAATACAGGCTCAAATGGTTAGAGCTAAAGCAGATACATTGGTTAACGAAATATTTGATATTATTGTTGGAGTATATTTGTGGGAAAGATTGATACAATCATTCCCCGCTAAAGTTTTTGATGATGCTGAAAATATGAAAACGGTACAAGGTTTAATTTTCAGAGAAATAATCAAAATACCAAAAAATAGATTTATATCTTTAGCTCAAAGAGTAAATGCGGGAGACCAATCAGCATATGCCGAAATGGAAAGAATCGCTGATGATGTTATGGACCAATTGAACAAACAAGATTTGGAAGAAATATTGGGTAGTTTTGAGGCATATGATGATGAAGATGATGATGATTATCCAACAACACCAACATCAGATGACGATGACGAAGATATTGACCTTAGTTTCTTAGGTGATTTAGGTATAGAACCACCTAAGAACTAATTGGTGATATTTATACTTAATGAGTATAACAAGAGAACAAGCTTTAATAGAATATACTAAGTGTATTAAAAGCACACCTTACGCGCTTAGAACATACCTTCAGACCTACGATAACACGGTTTCTAAGTTTGTTCCTTTAGATTTATTTGCTGACCAAATCACGTTAGTTGAGGACTATGAAAATTATGAAGAAAACATAGCCCTTAAGTATAGACAAGCGGGTGTATCTACCGTTACGGCTGCTTGGGTATCAAAAAAAATAGCTTTTTCCAAAAAAGAAAAACCTGAAAAAATTCTTATAATTGCAAACAAACTTGACACGTCTGTAGAATTCGCAAACAAAATAAAACAATTTACTGAACAGTGGCCCAATTGGATGGGGGTTGAATTTTCTACTGAGAAAAACGCTGCTCGACATTGGAAACTAACAAACGGATGTGAGGTAAAAGCGGTTGCAACATCAAATGACGCACTTCGTGGTTACACTCCAACAGTATTGATATTTGACGAAGCCGCTTATATCGAAGCGGGTGATGACTTTTGGGCGGCTTGTATGGCGTCTCTTTCTACGGGTGGTAAAGTAATAGTAATCTCAACACCAAATGGGTACGACGCGATTTATTATCCAATTTATGACCAGTCCTTAAAGAATATGAATAACTTTAAGATTACTGAAATGTATTGGTGGAGAGACCCAAGATATACAAAAGATTTACAGTTTATTAAAGTAAAAGATTTAATTCACTACTATCTCAATAGGGACGAATACAAAGACGTAGAAATAATTTCTTTTGAAAAGACACCTAATTCTGAAAGAAATTTTGACGAGTTCAAAAAACTAATGGATGATGGTTACAAACCACATTCTGATTGGTTTGAAAAAATGGCCAAGAAACTTAAATTTGATAGAAGAAAAATTTCACAGGAATTAGAGTGTAATTTTTTAGGTTCAGGTGATAACGTATTTGAAAGTAGAATTATAGAAAAGATTAGAACCGAAATGGTTTGTCAACCACAAACAAAAATGGTTCAAAATCAATTATGGATATGGAAAGAACCTGTTGTTGGCCACAGATACATTATGGGTGTTGACGTTTCAAGAGGGGATTCTGAGGACTATACATCTTTTCAAATTATAGATTTTGATGAAAGAGAACAAGTTGCGGAATATCTTGGTAAAGTTCCACCTGATGTTGCGGCCGAAATTGCATACAAATGGGGTGTTTATTACGATGCGTTTATTGTAATAGATATTACTGGTGGTATGGGAGTTTCAACATCAAGAAAATTACAAGAAATGGGTTACAGAAACTTATATGTTGATGGTGTAAACTATGCAAATGTGTGGGAATACAACGCAAAAGCTATGGAAAAAATACCTGGCATTAACTTTAACGCTAAAAGAGTACAAATTATTTCGGCTTTTGAGGAAGCCTTAAGACACGATTTTAAAGTTTATTCCCCAAGATTATTGAGTGAAATGAACACATTTGTTTATATAAATGGTAGACCTGACCACATGAAAGGACATCATGATGATTTAATAATGTCCGCAGCCATGGCATTGTATGTTGGTCAAAATTCATATAATCAATTAGAAAAAGTAACTGAACAAACAAAGGCGTTATTAAATTCTTGGAGTGTACAAAATAGTGATACTGCCAAGTCTGTAGTTGAATTTAACCCGAATATACCAGTTATGTCACCATCATCTTATGGCGATAGATTTAATTCAAACCCAACAAAAAGTGATTATGAAAAGTATTTATGGTTATTCGGTAGTGGGAGAAGATAAAATCTTTATTCACACCTTAAAAGAATTATAATTAATAGAAAATGGCTGATAATTTTACTATATGGCAACGACTTACAAGGGTGTTTGGTCCTGATTCAACATTAGGTCAACAACCTCCTGTATACAAATTTGACAAAAAAGAAATTCTCAAAACAGACAACAAAGACGAATTTGAGAAACAAAAACTACAAGCTCAACAAAGTTACTACTTAGGACAACAATGGGCGAAGATTGAAAATAACCTTTACACTCAAGCAATTTACTACGAACCAACAAGATTGGCTTCTTATTATGATTATGAGAGTATGGAATATACTCCTGAGATTTCCGCGGCTCTTGATATCTATGCCGAAGAATCTACAACAACAAATGAAGACGGATTCATCCTTCAAATTTATTCTGAATCATCACGTATAAAAGTTGTATTGGCCGATTTATTTAATAATAGATTGGATATTAATACTAACTTACCTATGTGGACAAGAAACACATGTAAGTACGGTGATAATTTTGTATATCTAAAATTGGACCCTGAAAAGGGTGTAGTTGGATGTCAACAATTACCGAACATTGAAATTGAAAGATTAGAGAGAGGTATGAAAGTTAAACCAGCACATAACACATCTGAGGACGCAAAATCTTTAAAATTTGTATGGAAGGTTAAAGACATGGAATTCAATACTTGGGAAGTTGCTCACTTTAGATTATTAGGTGATGACAGAAAACTTCCCTATGGTACTTCTATGTTAGAAAAAGCAAGAAGAGTTTGGAAACAGTTATTACTTTCAGAAGATGCCATGTTGGTTTACAGAACATCAAGAGCACCTGAAAGAAGAGTATTTAAAATATTTGTTGGTAACATGGACGACAAAGATGTTGAACCATATATCCAAAGAATTGCAAATAAATTTAAAAGAGACCAAGTTGTTGATTCTAAAACAGGTAACGTAGACTTACGTATGAATCAGATGGCGGTTGACCAAGATTTCTTTATTCCTGTTCGTGACCCAGCACAAACAAATCCTATTGAGACGTTAGCGGGAGCTCAAAACTTATCTGAAATTGCAGATATTGAATATATCCAAAAGAAGTTATTGACTGCTCTTCGTGTACCTAAGGCTTTCTTAGGATTTGAAGAAGCGGTTGGTGATGGTAAAAACTTAGCGATGCAAGATATCAGATTTGCAAGAACCATCAATAGAATTCAAAGGTCAATGATTCAAGAATTAAATAAAATTGCAATCATACATTTATTTGTTTTAGGTTTTGAAGACGAATTAACAAACTTTACATTAGGATTAACAAACCCATCAACACAAGCGGACCTTCTAAGAATTGACACATTTAAAGAAAAATTATTGGCATATAAAGACGCTGTTACACAAGTACAAGGT